CAAAGAAATCTCTTTACAATCTATTGATAGCCATAGGTTAAGAAGATGAAATTATTATCAAAGAGGATATTGGTCTTATCCTTGAGTCCCTTGACAAAAAGCAAAAGAAAAAGGTTAAGGCAATTTTAAATATCGCAGACCCCACAGAATACTTTGGACACGATTTTCTCAAGTTATCCGAACTGATTCGTTTGCTGAAAACATTAGGCGTTGTAAAGGGCGACAAAAAGTTAAACAAAAAGATTTTGAGATACGACGAAGAAAATGTGAAGGTAGTAAAGTTGGCCGCAAGACTAAGAAAGGATTACGAAAGACTTTACGACGATTTGAGAGAAATGATATACCCTAAAAGTGGTGAATAAAATGGATGAACAATTGACATTATTATTAAAAGAATTAGTAGAGAGAGTCAAGACCTTAGAAACAACCGTCTTTGATAGAGACAATGTGCTAATGAAGTCTGGACTTGTAAAAGTTGAAAGCCAAGCACCGTCTATTCAAAAGGCGGGAAGAATCCCATCAGCCGATACAATCGCAAAGATGGATTGGAAGGATATTGATGAACTTGTTGTTAGATTAAGTGGTGAGTAAAATGGATTGGGAAAGTAAAACAGATGTAACTATGGACTTTACAACAGATGCAAGAGGAGAAGATAAAATTACTGCGGTATTAACGCAATTAATTGAAGTTGGAAATTTAATTTCAAATCATCTTGGTAGTCATATTGACCCTAATGTAAAGGCTATTAGTGGTAAGGCTAAGACTCCTCAACAAGTTGATGTTACGAGAATGGCTATGAAACCATTAACTGAAGCACAAGAAAAGAAGGCTGGTAGTGTTTATAAAAATAGACAAATGCCTACACGAGATTATACAGGTCAAGTAATTTCTAAAGAAGATATTGATGATGCTGTTAATGAAGATATGAATGAATATCTAAGAAGAAATCCCGAAGAAATAAGTAGAGATGAATATAATAATGATGATGAAGAAAAGGTTCTTATCGCTTTAACAAGATTTGGTGATGATGAAGAAAAACTTAATCCCGCTTTAATGGCCGCTTCTGCATTAACTGACGAGAAGAAGGCTATGGCTAATCCTCTTTCTACTTCGGAAGGTAAAGCACTTCTTACTTCTTTAAATGAAGCCGCAAATAAACTACGAGCATTTTTATCTACAACGAGAGTTGATGCAAGACAAGCACAAATGCCCCAAGATATGCGTTGAGGTGATTAATTGCCTCCAGAAACGGGTAGAATTGACCCTTTATCAAGGTCATTAAGAAGTCTTTATGACAAAGTTAGGGTTGCATATCTAAGTGCAAGAGAACGCCCTAAAGATTACAAAGATGAATGGTCTAAAATAATTGAAGAAATCCGTGATAATTGGGATAGTCCTAATCCTATTGGAGATTTACTAAGAGATGAATTGTCTGAATCTTTAATTTATAGTGAAGAGGTAAAAGACCCTCAAGGTGCTAAAGCAAAAAGGGTCTATCAAAATATTAAGGAAGTTCAAGAACAGACTTCGTTAAGTAAAGACCCGTTTAGAAAGAAATTTGGAGATAAATTACCAAAGTTACTACTTAACAATACCCAAGTTTATGCTATGTTTTTACATTGGGCATACAGGGCAGGTCGTGGTGCTTTAGATGGATGGGATGAAGTAGGAGATTTAAAAGATGATTTTACAGAAGGTTATGTCGGTTTAGATTTAACATATGGAGAATTATTTAGATGGCTTCAGAAAAATTATGGCGAGGATGTTGATGTTAAAAGGTTAAAGCGTAAAATGCAACCAGCAAGAGAAATGCTTTACGAGGTTTATACAAAGGAAAACAGTTCATCGTCTTGGCAGGAATTAACAGATACAAAGAGAATTTTAAAAGAAAAAGTAAATACAGTTACTATGTTTAATGTATTGTATTTAATGGATATGGGTGCTGAACCTGAAGAAGATACATTTTTTGTATCTTTTGATGATTTAGGACTTAATGAAAATTCAACTAAAGATGAAATAGAAGAAGCCGCTTTAGAATATATTACAATCCAAACTGATTTTTTGGTCTATGGTTTTGAATATAAAGTTAATGAAGGAAATACAGAAAAGTATTCTTCTGATTTTTCTACTAAAAATGCTATGCTTAAGGAGGACAAAGAATTAAACGATTTTATTATTCCTAACAAACCCATGTATCGCATCTTTGAAATTGACGACATGAAAGAAATTAAGGGCTTTTCAGGAGATTATGTTGTTCAAGAAAAGTATGATGGGATGCGTATTCAAATTCACAAAAATAAAGAAATTAAAATTTATTCTTTTAACCGAAGAGATATTACCAGAAAGTTTGACAAGCAAGTAGAACTTATGCGTGATGATGATTTTCCTGAATGTATTTTAGATGCTGAAGTTGTTCTCTATGAAAATGATGAACCACTACATAGAGCAGATACTATTTCATACATTAATTCTAAGAAAGACGATTCCGCTTTTGAACTAAGAGTTCATGTGTTTGATATTATTCGTCTTAACGGAGAACACATTTGGAAGAACAAATTAGAAGAAAGACTTCAAACTTTAATGGGTAATTTTAACAAAGTTTCTCATAGACAATTACAATTTCCTACAAAATCTAATACCAGATTTGCAGACTCATTGGAAGACATTGAAGAATATGCTATGGAAATTATGAAGAATCCTACATCAGAAGGAGTAATTATTAAAGATGCTAAATCCTCATACATCGTTGGTAAGAAGAAAAACCCAAAGTGGATTAAGTGGAAGAAGTTTGTTGATTTAGATTTAATTATCTTAGAAGTTAGAAAGAACAAAAATGGAACATTTAGTTATACATTAGGTGCTGGGCCTTTAGGAGATGAAGAGTATAAGCCCGTTGTTCGCTACAAAAATAAGGATTATCTAAATGTTGGTAAGGCTCTTAATACTAAAATTAAATCAGAAGAGGGCAATATTATCCGAGTCAAGGTTGATGAAGTTAAGAAAACCAAGAAAGGTTTCTCAATTTATAGTGCTAAGGTTATTGAAAAGCCTGAAGTTACTGAACCTGAAAAAATTATTACACTTGAGTTTTTGTCTAAAGATAATAAGAAATCTGCTTCAGACTATTCAATTGAAGCACTTAAAAAATCATATGCAATTACAGATAATATTCACGGAGTCGTTGATTTAAACACTTCCTATAATACAGAAGGTTTTGTTCTTTCTGGATTTTTACAAGATAACTTAATGGCTAAAAATGCTCTTATTGATATTGATTTATGGAAGCAAGAGTTAGCAAACATATACAAAAAAGATAGTGGTAAATTAATGAGCATTATTTCTGAAATTGTTTATGAGGGTGAAATTACAAAACAAGATTTAGTTAAAAAACTAAAAGAAAGAGCACCAAATATTATCAAAAGAATTTTTTCTGATGGAGATATTGAAAAGAGTTTAACTAAATATATTAAAGAAAGGGGAGAAGCCTTTGGTATTTTATACAATAAAGAAAGACAGAAATTTTATCACGATGATAAAACATTAGTTAAAGACCCAGAAAATATTGGTAAAATGGAAGAAAATACCTATGAAATATGGAGAAGAGATGACGGAGATTTAAATTTTATTTACCAAATTAAAGAGAAAACATTTGCATGGCGTATTGAACAAGATAAGGTTGAGGATATGTATGAATTATTTGGTAAGGCTGAACGATTTTTGGCCGAATATGATAAAGAACCACAGAAGGATAAGAAAATTGACGAAGGTTCAATTAAAATAGGTTCTCAAAGGGATGGCTATCACGAATATTTCTTGAAGGGTAAGATGTATTCAGGTAAAATTCATTTCCGAATTGTTCAAATTATGGAAGAAGATAAGTGGATTACCTTTACTGGATATAAAGAAGAGCCAACAGACGAAGATAGTGATGAAGGATTATGGAATATTATGGAAGATAAATATATAAATATTACATTTTCTAAAGAATAGCCCTATTCCTTTATATAATAGTTAAACAGATGTATTACCATGACTCTTAGGATAAAGCCAATCCGTCTTGGAAACAAACCCTCTTCGGGTTCGGAATTGGTTATTCTTAAGGGAACAGGAAAAGACATGGTTATTGCTGGCTACGCATCTGTTGATGTTGTGGATAAGCAAAACGATTTAATTACTTTGGATGCTTTAAAGGAAGCATCTGACAAATTTATGAAGAGCGATTATAAGAATGTTATGATTACTCATTCAAATGTGCAAGTGGGAGAAGTTATTAACACTTACACAGATACAAAAGGTAATGTCCTTAAAACGGGCGTTGATGATACAGGATTCTTTGTAGTTATAAAAATGAGGAACGACATTGAAAAAGCGAAGGAGGTTAGCCGTGATATTAGAAGAGGCAAACTTCGCTCTTTCAGCATCGGTGGACAGGCTATTAACAAGCATAATGTTCACGACCCCGATATTGGAACATACAAAGAAATAGATAAATTAGAACTCCACGAAATTACAATTTGCGAAGAAGGAATTAACCCTGAAGCCAAATTTGAGATTGTGAAAGAAAACAAAAAAGGAAGTGAAACTATGACCGACGAAATTAGTAAGGCTTTGGCCGAATTTGAAGACCTCGTTTCTCAACTACGAAATCAAACGATTTTGAAAGATGATTCAGACGACGAAAAGATGAGCCATGCAAAAGAAGAAATGGAAATGATGGATGAAGAGGAAAACATGGAATATAAAGCCGAAGATGATGATGAAGAAATTATGTATGATGATGCTGAAGAAAAGGCTATTGATTCTACCGTTTATGGACACAACGCAACGGGACAAAAGATGGGTGAAGCAAACCTTACGGGTCGCTATGATTCGGAGTTCAGCCAATTCCTTGCTCGCAAGTCACAACAAATTGATACTCTTGACCTTTCAGATGAAAACATCTCTAAGGCTTATGCTCAATTCAAGGCCGAAAAGGAAGAAGAGAGAGCATATGATGTTATTAAGGAACAATTTGAGGCTCGCTATCAGGCCGAATTAGCCCAAGAAGCAAATACTATCGCTAAGGAAAACTACGATGCCCACTCAGAAGTGGCCGCATTAAAGAATGAATTTGCACAACTGCGAAAGTCACTTAACTCCCACAAGGAAGTTATTGCAAAGCAGGCTGTCCCAACCACGCAACCAACAATTAGTGAAGATGTTATTTCTAAGATGAGTAACCTTCATGAAATGTCTTGGGATGAAATTAACGAAATGGTTCGTGAACTACAATAAAGGAAGTGAAAAAAATGTCAGGATTAAACCAAATTAGAACAATTCAAGATTTAGAAGCAGCAACATATGGAAACCTCGGAACTAACTCTCTCTTAAAGGGATATGGTGTCGGTGCAGGTGTTAATACAGGGTTGCATACCGATTCTTCAACAGGCATATTTGCCTCCAACGCACTTTACAATTTAGTGTATGGGCAAAAAGTATGGTCTATGTTGAACCGAGAAATTAACGCTTTTGCTATGCTACCCAAGAAACCTTGGAGTAGTAGTGGATGGCGAATTATGACCGAAAGAGCAATTGGTGGTGCTGGTGATACTATTAGTATTACTGGTGGAACAGGTCAAGGAAGCCAAACAGAAGGCATTATTGGTGGTGTTGCAGAAAACGCAGCATTTACTGTTTCCGCTACTGATGCTTTTTCCCCTATTGCACCTCGTTATGAAACGCTTTATGTTTCGCCTAAGACTATTGCACATCAGTTTGAATTAAGTGAACTTGCTGCTGCTATGGCTCAAATTGATGATGGTATTGGTGACCTAATGGCCGCATACCGTGAAGAAGTTGGTGTTACTCATGCAGAAATGATGAATCATATGCTTTTAACTCCTTTGGAATCTATGTCCTCTGGAAGCAATACAATGGTTACTGGTATAGAGAACAACATTACTTCTCTTTACAAGATTGTTTCCAACGAGGCTGAATTAACAAATGCTGACGGTGGAAACCTCTTTGATGGTGCATTTGACAATGTTGGTTATGACAAGATGAGAATCCTTTACGGTAAAGACCGAAACAATGCTTTAACCTACATGGAATCCTATGTAGATTATGGTGATTACGGTGGTAGCCGACGACCTCTTACCTTGAATATGCTTAACACGGCTCTTCGTGAGTTGCAAATTCGTGGTGCTTCACCAAAGGTTATTCTTACGGGATATGATACTATTCAGGCTCTCGGAGAATTGCTTCAATCGCAAGAGCGATACATGGGTAGAACAGAAGTTCTTCCTACCGTAAATGGTATTAAGGGTGTTAAGGGAAGAGAAATTGGTTTCAAGGTCGCTACTTATCACGATATTCCTATTATCCCTTGTAAGGAAATGGGAAGCACAGGAAGTGGCACAGGTCTTTCGGATATTTTTATTCTTGATACCGACCATTTCCACTTTGCTACACTTAAGCCTACTGAATACTTTGAAGGTGGTATTGATTCTGGTGACCCATTCGGTGTTGGAAAGTTAGGCAACAGAGGTATGTATAGAACCATTGGTGAAGTTGTTTGCACTTGGGTTAGAGCGCAAGGTAAGATTACCAACCTCTCTTGAGGTGAATTAAATGACTAATACAGTTACTTTAATTGCAGACCACTTGGGTTCTTCAAGACCTCGTGTTATAGGAACAGAATATGTGGTAGATGCTATTATTGACATTACCGATTTTGACCAAGCAGTAACTACTACTGGAAATTTTGATTCAACGCTAAATCAATTTTTGCGAACAAGTGGAACGGCTTTGCCTACTAATTTAATCGCAGGACAGAATGTAATTATCACAAATGCTGTTGATAGCGGAAATAACACGACTGTTACTTTTGTTTCTCTTACAGGAGAGGCACTTAGTTTAAGTGCTGTTGCCGCAGATGAAACAGGTGATGAAATTACTTTAACATTAGACCAAGAAGTTATTTCATATTCTACATTTGGTTTAACCTCAGTTACTCAAGCCTACATTTTGGGTCAAGAAACTGATGGATTAAACTTTACTGTTGAATTGGGAACTGATGGAAATACGAAAATTGCAGACCACTTGGTTTTGAAGTGTCATACGGCTTCTTCGGGTGCTCAAGCAACAGGAAATGTTGGAACTATTCGTGTTCGTTTAGTTGGACAAATTGGCCTTTGAGGTGTTTAGATGCTTCGCATTAGACACACATTAAGTCCTTGTAGGATTTACGGAACGCTCTATTACCCTAATACATGGTATGAGGTTTCCCGACAGGTTTATAATAAAGTCCGAAATGCTAACGGTTGGGAAGTTGAAAATCTTGAAGAAACGGTTGAAGCACCTGCTGATGAAATCGTTGAAGAAGTCGTGGAAGAAACCATAGAAGAAACCGTTGAAGAAACGGTGGAAGTGGTTGATGAATCCATTGACTTAAGCACTTTGCTCAAGGCTGAACTTCAGGCTCTTTGTGATGAAAGAGGTATTAAATATAAACCTCTTGATACAAAGGCTAAGTTAATTTCCCTATTAGAAGATTGAATTGAAGGAGAGGTTGTCGCTACTTTAATAAGTGGCGGCTTCCTCCCTTAATTTAAGAAAGGTGATTATATGGGCAGAATCCACAGTAAAAGAGCAACCGCAGACAATAATATTGTAGAATTATTACCCTCTTCATTGACTTCAAGAAGAGAAAATCCTTGCGTTTTAGCAGGCATTATAGTTAATGCTAATGATGCTGATGCAACAATA